TATGGTGTCTATGCAGATAGCACACCATCTCTCTGAAGAAGGAAGGATGTTAGATATGTTTCATTTGGATGTCCCGTATCCTGGTGAGAGTAAAGATAATTATCAATATGAGTTTAAGAGGAGTGGACAGATTATTCCTTATAGGTATCATAAGGTTATCTTAGTGGAGGCTGCAGTGCTTTCCGGGAATAACTATACTTGGATAAAAGAAATGCTTTTAGATATGGGGTATGAGAATGATGATATTATTACCGTTGCTCTTATAGAGATGAATAGTAGTGTATTTAAATGTGATTATGTACAAGCTTATACAGATACTATTCCTGAGTTTTATTGGGAGAGATATAATAAGCATTGGGATTAATTGTTAGTAACTTGTTAGTCTAGATAAATATATAATGTGTAAACTTGTACATTATGCCAGAGAATGAGGAAGTTACAAAGCCACTCACTTGTATTAGGTGCGGTAAACCAATGCACCCTGAAGAACCCTGTGATTGTAATGAGCTGGTATATGTGTACTGGGAAATGTAAATAATAAACCAATGGAAGATAATAAAGAAGTGCTCACACCTGAAGAGGTAAAAGAGCGTAAAGAAAAACTGACTCAGTATTACACTGAGCAGGTAGAGTTTTTAACTGTACAGTTAGAGTATGAAACATTAGTTACCCAGATTGAGGAACAAAGAGCCAAGCGCTTGCAGTACCAAGTTATGGTTGCTAATATGCTAGCTGAAGAACCGGAGGAGGAAGAGGTGGAAGAAAAACCAAGAGGTCTTAAGAGGTCATGATTGTAAATCAAGTTAGTAAGAAGGTAAAGATGGATAAGGGGGATATTGTAAAGTATCAGCTCCTCACCCATTGCTACCTTGAGAAAATCAATGTTAGTAACTCTGACTTGGATTGTCTTACTATGCTTGCATTTAATGAAGAGGTGGAACTCACAGAATTTTGTAACAATGCATCAGATGAGGGGATATTTAAAACCCCTCAGTCTGTGCGTAATGCTGTTATTAAATTTGAGAGGAAGGGTATGATTGAAAAGAATGGTAAGGGTAGGAAGATGATTAAGTTAGCTCCGGCACTTAATGTACAAGCTAAGGGTAATGTTTTTCTGGATTATAAATTTTTAAGTATTGAACCCCAAGAAGTATAAAGATATCTTAAAGGAAACATCTATAGAGTTAGAGATGGAACAGAAGGTTATTAAAGCAGTGACAGACTTTTACTGGGATAAGGCCAGAAAGTCTCTCTCTTCTTTAGAGGATCCTCATGTGTTTATAGATGGTCTTGGTACTTTTAATATTAAGTGGGATATACTTCAAACTAATATCCGGAGGTATTCTGAGTATCTACATAACCGGGAGAACTTAGTATTTTCTAGGTATCATGTATATAAGAATACAGTGGATAAGCTAGAGAAGATGCAAGCACTAGAAATCAAAATGAAAGAAGAGTATGAAAAAAAGAAAGATCATAGAAAAAATAAAAAACAACAAAGTGACAAGACTTTGGAATAATTATCCTTTGATACTTGAAGGTATTAGGAATTATTTGTTTACTACTGACAGTATAGAGCAGATTGCTCTAGAGCGTTACACTATTTGTCAAGCCTGCCCTAAGTTAGATTTAGTGGGCACGGATTGTTTAGTATCCGGCACACAACCATGTTGTTCTGAGTGTGGGTGCTCGTTAAAATTTAAAACCAGGAGTTTGTCTTCCTCATGTCCTTTAGGTAAGTGGGATTCATTTATGTCTCCAGAAGAAGAGGATCAATTATTAGCTAAGTTATGAGTGTAATATTTAAATCCCAAAACCACAAGTATGAGTCTATAGATTCATCGGAGATAATTGACTGGACTTCAGTGACTTCGTTTATATCTAAGTATAAGAAACCATTTGATGCACCTACTGTAGCTGAGAAATCCTCTAAGTCTAAGAAGTCTAAGTGGTATGGTATGTCTGTACAGGATATCTTACAAGCTTGGGAGAATGAATCTAATAGAGCTATTGATCAGGGTAACTGGTATCACAATCAACGTGAGGCTGACCTCCTTGAATTGAATACTATTGAAAGACATGGTTGTATCCTCCCTATCATAAGACCTCTTATCACTGATGATGTAAAGTATGCCCCGCCACAGAAGTTAGAAGAGGGTATGTACCCGGAGCATTTTGTATACTTGAAGTCTGCCGGTATATGTGGTCAATCAGATTTAGTTGAGGTAGCAAAAGGTGCAGTTAACATAACAGACTACAAGACTAATAAAGAGATTAAGAAAGAATCCTATGTAAATTGGGAGGGTATATCACAGAAGATGCTAGCACCGGTTACTCACTTAGATGATTGTAACTTTTGGCATTATGCTTTACAACTGTCTACATATATGTATATTATATTAAAGCATAACCCTAAACTTAAAGCCGGTAAGATAACTATTCACCACGTATTGTTCTATACAGATGGTACAGATAAGTTTGGAAACCCTATTACTAAGTTAGATGATCAAGGAGAACCTTTAGTTAAAAAGATTGTACCTTATGATCTTCCATACCTTAAGTCTGAGGTTATAAACTTAATCAAACACAAACAAGATGCTAATTAAACTATTTGATATAGTAAATAATAAAGTTGTACCTACGGAGCATTGTTATACAATATCTTCTCTGAATGATATAATGACGGAATACCCGGAGGATTATTTAAAAGTATATACCTACCTGTTTTATATGACTTGCCCTAATCCTGACCTTAACCCTTTCTTTAATGTTCCTGAACATGAAAAGGAAGAGATTATTATGTCTGAGATTGATATGGATATTTCCACCGAAGATGATTTTATTATCCGGGGTATGAATACTTGTAAGAAGTTATATGAGACTCCCACGTATAGAACATATGTGGGTATCAAGTCTATGTTAGATAGATTGGCACATTATATGGAGACAACAGAGATCCAGGGTGGTAGAGATGGTAACATTACAGCTTTAGTAAATGCAGCTGCAAAGTTTGACCAGATCAGACAATCATTTAAAGGGGCGTATAAAGATTTGGCTGAAGAACAGCAAAGTCAGGTAAGAGGAAATATAGGATTAGCATACGATCAATAATTATGGAACATAGCTTATATGGATGGTTGTTTACATACAACACCTACACAAAACAATGGAGTGCTTTTAAGTCAGAAGATAAAGAAGCATATTTTAATAATGTTAAAGAATGTAACTCTAGGATTTCAGCTAAGACGATAGATACATTACTTTATATGATTATTAAATATAATGGATGTCCTGAAGATCTATTAGATGAGTGAGATTATACAAATCCCTACTTGGGATAATGGTGAGTGGACAGTTACTACCTTCTCCTCTAATATAGAGTGGAGGCAGTACCTGCTTACATTATTTAAAGAGCCGGGACAGTATGATTTCAATGAGGCAGCATTATTATTTAATAAGGAAGCTAGAACTTTTAATAAACTAGGTTTCTATACAGTAGCCCCATTTAAATCCAAAGACTATATCTACTACTGGGATGACCAGAAAAAGAAATGTAGGAGTGGGGTATTATACAAGGATAAAAAGAATGTCTGGTACTTAACTAGGGATTATTATATGTGGCTTAACTTTCTCCCTATCTATGATAAGGAAGAGAAGAAGTTTGGATTTGCTAAAGTCCGGGATGCTCAGTACCACATGGCTCTGTACGAGATATTGGCTGAACTATATTACAAGCATGTTGCCATCTTAAAGAAACGTCAGATTGCATCATCATACTTTCATGCCGGTAAGTTAATTAATTCATTATGGTTTGAAGAGGGTGTAACTTTAAAAATAGGTGCTTCGCTTAAGGATTACATAAATGATAAGGGTACATGGAAATTCTTAGATGAATATGCATCTTTCCTAAATGAGCATACTGCTTGGTATAGACCTATGAATCCAGATAAGGTAATGCTATGGCAGCAAAAGATTGAGGTAAGAAAAGGTAATAAGAAAACTGAGGTAGGATTGAAAGGTACTATACAAGGTATGTCTTTTGAGAAATCAGCAACAGCTGGTGTGGGTGGTCCTTGTCAGTATTTCTTCCATGAGGAAGCAGGTATTGCTCCTAAGATGGGGGAGACATATGAATATTTACGTCCTGCATTACAATCTGGTATGATAACTACCGGGGTATTTATTGCAGCAGGATCTGTGGGTGACTTGGATCAATGTGAACCATTGAAGAATTTAATCATGAATCCTGAAGCTAATGACATCTTTGCAATAGAAACTAATCTACTAGATGGCAAAGGAAGTATAGGTACGGCAGGATTATTTATTCCTGAGCAATGGTCAATGATGCCATTTGTAGATGAGTATGGTAACTCACAGGTAGAAGAAGCATTAGAGGCTATTAAGGAAGAAAGAATTAAATGGAAGAAAGAGATTGAGCCGGACAAATATCAGTTACGTATCTCTCAGAAACCTACAAACATTGAAGAGGCATTTGCATTTAGAAGGGAATCTGTATTTGCAGTACACTTACTTGCTGCACAGTTAAGAAGGATTGAGGATAAAGAATATCCATATGAGTTGTTAGAGTTGTATAGAGATGAGCATAGTAACTTAACTGTAAAAGAATCTAACAAGCTACCTATCAATGAGTTCCCAATCTCTAAAAAGACGGAAGACAAGAGTGGATGTTTAGTAGTATGGGAAAGACCCAAAAAAGATCCTACCTTTGGAATGTATTATGCAAGTATTGACCCGGTTTCTGAAGGAAAAACTACTACCTCTGACTCTCTTTGTTCTATTTTTGTTTATAAAGCCCCTATTGAAGTATCTAGAGAAGAGGGTGGAGAGCAGAAAACTCATATAGAGCAGGATAAGATTGTAGCTGCATGGTGTGGTCGTTTTGATGACATCAAGAAAACTCATGAAAGATTGGAGTTAATTATAGAGTGGTATAATGCTTGGACATTAGTGGAGAATAACGTATCCTTGTTTATTCAGTATATGATCTCCCAAAGAAAGCAAAGATATTTAGTAACTAAAGATCAGATATTATTTTTAAAAGATATTGGTAGTAATGCTAGCGTATATCAACAATATGGTTGGCGTAACACCGGTACATTATTTAAGGCCCACCTTATCTCTTATGCTATTGAATTTTTAAGGGAGGAAACTGACCATGATTATAAGACGGATGGCAGTGTGGTAAAGACAACTTACGGTGTATCTAGAATACCAGATCCCATGTTAATTAAAGAGATGTTAGCTTACAGAGAAGGATTAAACGTGGATAGACTTGTAGCATTTACAGCGCTAGTTGCCTTTGCTAAAATACAACAATCAAACCGTGGATATTTAAAACGTAGAGAAGTAACTCCTGAAAGTTTGGATAAGTCAAAAGATTTGTATAAATTAAAAGTAGGAGCGTTTAGACATATTGGGAAAAGTGCCTCTTCAAATGGCATGCAAAGGCCCAAACGTGCATTTAAAAATTTAAGATAATGAACTGGTACATGAGTACAACAGCGATGGAAAGTGTTACAGTGAAAGTAACATACATCTCTTATTATAGTGACGATGATGAACCTATAATAGATATGGATTTATATGAATTATTAGAACAACCTAACACAACAATTACAGACTATGCAATTATATAATGCAATGCAGCTCAAGAATGGAGCTAAAACAGAGTACAACAGAATGTCCACTCTTACTCAGCCCATTCAATTTATCCCTAGAAAGGAGAAGGATGAGGACTGGGCAGCTTGGAATTTAGACTGGCTAGAATGGCAGGGCATGAAACAATTGCGTAGAAATGCTAGAAGACTATCTAAAAATTATAAGCTTGCTAAAGGTATTATTGATCGCACAGATTATATAGTTGAAGAGGATGTTGAGTATGCTGAGTTAATTGATGTACTTACAAAAGAGGATCAGTCAGCATTAGAGTTAAAATTCTACCCTATTATCCCTAACGTAATCAATGTGTTAGTAGCAGAATTTGCTAAAAGAAATACAAAGGTTAGTTTCCGGGCAGTAGATGAGATTTCATATAATGAATTATTAGAGCAGAAAAGAGCCATGATTGAGCAAAGATTATTATCTGATGCTGAACGTAAAATGGTTATGAGTATGATTGAGCAGGGTGCTGATATGGAAGACCCTGAAATTCAGAAAGCTTTAGCTCCAGAAAATTTAAAGTCATTACCAGAGATTGAGCAATTCTTTAAGAAAGACTATAGGTCTATGCTAGAAGAATGGGCTGAACATCAGATGCGGGTAGATGATGAGAGATTTAAAATGGATGAATTAGAGGAGAGAGCTTTCCGTGATATGTTAATCACAGATAGAGAGTTCTGGCACTTTAAGATGAATGAAGATGATTATGAGGTAGAGTTATGGAACCCATTAATTACTTTCTACCATAAATCTCCAGATATCAGGTACATCTCTCAAGGTAACTGGGTAGGTAAAATTGAAATGCTTACAGTAGCAGATATCATTGATAAGTATGGTTACCTAATGACTGAAGAACAAATGCGGTCTATGGAAGCTATCTATCCTACAAGAGCTGCCGGTTATCCATTACAAGGTTATCAGAATGATGGATCATACTATGACTCCACTAAATCTCATGAGTGGAATACTAATATGCCTTCTTTACAGTACAGACAGTTTATGTCTACCTGGGAACAGAACAGTACTGCCGGTAATGATATTGTTGCTCATATCATGTCTGAATCTGAAGATTATACAGATTACCAAAACACAGATATGTTGAGGGTTGCTAATATCTATTGGAAATCACAACGTAAAGTAGGACACTTAACTAAGATTGATGAGACTGGTCAGGTTATTCAAGATGTTATAGATGAGTCATATAAGATTACTCAGAAACCTATCTATGATACCTCATTATTTAAGAATAAAAATAAAGAGAATTTACTTGCCGGTGAACATATTGATTGGATTTGGATTAATGAAGTGTGGGGTGGTGTAAAGATTGGTCCCAATTTCCCTGCATACTTTGGTATGAATAATAATGCCGGTGGCATTAACCCTATCTATATTGGTATTAATAGAGTTAAGCCGGGACGCGTACCATTCCAATTTAAAGGGGATGCTACATTGTACGGTTGTAAATTACCAGTGGAAGGATCAGTGTTCTCAGATAGAAACACTAAGTCTACATCTCTTGTAGATTTAATGAAACCATACCAGATT